TGGGGCTGTAACAATAACTCTACCTGCATCACCTGCTACGGGAGATGAAGTTTCATTCATGGACCAAGGTTATGATTTTAATACTAACGCATTGACTGTTGGAAGAAACGGCTCTAATATAGCTAATGCTGCATCAGATCTTGTGGTTAATACACAAGGCGCTGGTTTCAGTTTAGTTTATTCTGGAGACGCAACAACAGGCTGGAGCTACAGGGAGAAATAGAATATGTCAAATTACGAAGCAACAAAATACGATTTTTCAGGAGCAAACCTTACAGGTATCGAAGGAATTCCCACAGCAACTATTGTGCCATGGTCTTCTGCTTCAGTGCCATCAGGTTTCTTAGAATGTAATGGGGCGGCAGTTTCAAGATCAACTTACGCTGCTTTATTTGCTATCGTAGGTACAACTTATGGAGTTGGAGATGGTGCAACTACTTTTAACGTACCTGATTTACAAGACAATGTTGCAATGGGTAAATCTGGAACTAAAGCTTTAGCATCCACTGGTGGAGCAAACACGGTTGCTTCAACTGGAAATGTTGGAGGATCTACTGGAGCACATACATTAACGACTGGTGAAATACCTTCACACAGTCACCCACAAGGTAATGCCGGAGGACCTGGAGGAAACAGACTTGGTGCCCCTGCAGCACCAGCATCAACAGGTAATACAGGTAGTGGAGGTTCACACTCACATAACATGAGTGCAACTTTTACAGGAGATGCAACATCAGTGTTGCAACCATATTTAACAATTATTTATATAATTAAAACGTAGGAGAAATTATGTCAAGAGTACCAAAAAGTAAATGGACCGTAATATTTGATGATAAAAAAATTATTAATCAAAGTGTACTTAACGATGGGGGATGGGCAACAGCCTACGAAATTAACGATGACGCTTTTTGGAATGATCCTAAATGGGAAGATATAAATGCTATTCAATTTGTTGACGATGATAATGATCACAATGATTGTGTAGAAATGGTTCCAGGTACATTTGGTAGAAACAAAACTTATGTTGAAGCAGGGTTAGGAAATTTTAGAGAACAATTTATTACAAAATGGGATGCAGCGCATTTAGCACAATTACAAGCAAATTGGGATGCTGATTCTAGAGATGAATCTGAAAAAGGGGCAAGACCTACCTCTTATACTTCTCCATAATTATCTCAACATTAGCCAAGAAGTTAATATATATTTTTCTCCAGACAATGGGGGATTACCTCTATGTAAATATGGAAATGCAGAAGGCCAGATTACTATCCTACCTGTTTTAGGTTTAACTCTCTTTGAAAAATGTAAGAATTCTGTTTCTCCACCTTCTTCTACATCATTTAAATATATAGAAAATACAAAAGCACGTGCCTCATTATCAAACCCTTTTCCGTGTTCGATATGCCAAACATGATAACCTTCTGTAGGTAAGGTTTTTTGAATTTTTAAAGTTGTAAAATGAAAAGGTCCTCCATCATAAGCATCTTCTGCTCCTGTGTTTTTTAAATAGTGATTGAAGGCTAAATCAAAGTTTACCATCATAGTTTTTAATGTTTCCCACCAAATATCTATATTATTACTTGCTGCAAAATATTGTTGATCTTGTTTTTTAAGTATAGATGATCTTTCGAAACCTATTCTATTTATAGTATTATCAAATTTATTTTGATCTTCATATAATTTAATAGCTTTATTACATTCTTCTGGTGTGATGTAATTATCATATGTGCCTATAAAATTATTTATATTTACTGTTTTTTCTTTCATATTACCAAGATTTTCCTATTCCTAAACTTAAAAAATATTTTTTATCTTCTTCCGACCATTTCTTAAAAGTAGTATTTGTGTATTGGTCATCTGCATGATGTGTAAAAGGCCCATCTTTGTCTACATAATGCATAAATACTTGTGCAAGACCATCACCCTTATATCTCCCAACTCTTCCATGTAAATCTTCTGTTCCTAAATATAGTAGTGCATCACCAATATTTAATTCAACTTTTGTTGTCTTTGTTTTTAATTTATTACTGCTTATAGTCAAGGGCCAATCATGTGTTTTAAAAATACAAGCTGTTATCGAAATTTCACAAGCTGGTCTATCCCTATGATCTTTTAAATAAGAACCAAAACCATACCATCTCCAAAATGTATATGATGGAAGTAATTTTAAACCAGTTTCTTTTTCTAGGAGTTCTTTTTTGTTATCAGATATTGATAACATTAGTTGATCATTTGAAAAAGCTATTGCAAAAGATGGTTCATTTCTCTGAGATAAAATAGCACTAGGTTTTAATAAAATTTTTTTACAATACGTTTGTAAAATTTTTAATTCATTTTTATTAAAAAAGTTTTTTAAAACTTTATATCTAAAATCTTCTCTTATGTTAGCCATGCTACTATACTATATCGTGTACCTTTGGTTATTGGTTCTATCATGTGAGGGTATAAAAAGTTAGATGGAAAAAAACAAATACTGCCTTTTTTTAATGAAACTCGCTTCATTTCTTTGTTTAAATATTGATAAGCAAAAACAAGATCTCCACCCTCATAATCATCATTCAAATTAATTATCACACTTAACGACCTTGGTGTGCTATGGAATTCATCAGTGTGATAAAGATACTTTCCCCCTGTATTATATTTTAACAAATCAATTTGATTTATTTGTGCTACTTCTAGTCTTGGAAATTTTATTCTGTATGTAGAATAGAAATGAAAGATTTCATCATATATTTTTTTAAAGTATATCTGTTCGGATATTGTTTTTTGAGTAAGGGAGTGTCCAGAAACTTCTCTATAATCTGTATCGCCAGCTTTAGTTGCTAACGGTTTTTTGCAAATTTTATCCATGTATTCTATGCATCTATCACAAAAAATAGAATCGACGATATTATTATACACCATAATTGCATCTTCTATTTTCTCTGTAATCATTGTTTTCTATCTTTCATTATCTACAAAATTAATATATAAGACATTATATGCTACAGAAATTAAAATTCAAGCCAGGATTTAACAAACAAGACACAGAATCAGGGGCAGAAGGCCAATGGACTGATGGTGATTTTGTAAGATTTAGATATGGGATGCCTGAAAAAATAGGTGGATGGTTACAATTAACATCCGCTAATAAAACTTTACCTGGAGGAGCTAGAGCACAAGTTGCATTTTCTAGTTTTGTAGGTGAAAAATATTCAGCTATTGGAACATCACAAGGTTTATTTTTATACTATGGTAATGATTTTTATGACATCACACCTTTAGATACAGCAATTACTGGGTGTACATTAACGACTGTTAATGGTTCAAATGTTTTACAAGTTAATAAAGGATCACATGGTTTAGCTGTTGGAAGATATGTGACTCTATCAGGTGTGACTGTCACAGGAGCATCAGATTTTACAGCTGCAGAATTAGAAGTAGTTTATGAAATTTTAACTGTACCTGATATAGATAAATTTACAGTGCAAGCTGTAAGAGCTGAAGGAGGATCTGGCATGACTGCAGCAGGTGCAGCGACTGTTAATCCTTACGTCGAAGTTGGACCAACAACTCAAACTACTGGTTATGGATGGGGCACATCTACTTGGGGTTTTGAAACTTGGGGTACTGAACGATCTACAAGTTCAGTAGTTTTAGATCCAGGAAACTGGAGTCTAGATAATTATGGCCAAGTTCTTGTTGCCACAATATTTAATGGTAAGACTTTTACATGGGATGCAGGTGCATCCGGTGCTAGAGGAATCAGAGCGTCAGCTACAACTACAAATTTTCAAACAACAAATAATCCTACGGCCACTAGATTTACATTAGTCTCAGATAGAGACAGACATTTATTTCACTTTGGAACAGAAACAACTATTGGTACTCCCTCTACACAAGATCCAATGTTTGTAAGATTTTCTAATCAAGAAGATTTAAATACATACACACCAACAGCTACCAATACTGCTGGTACGTTTAGATTAGACACAGGTAATGAAATAAGAGCCGCACTTCAAGGTAAAGATTATGTTTTTGTTATAACCGATCTTGCTGCATATGTTATTCAATTTGTTGGTCCACCATTTACATTTAGTGTTAGACAGGTTGGTACTAATTGTGGATGTATTAGCCAACATGCAGCTACCTTTGTTAATGGTACTGTATTTTGGATGGGATCTCAGGGTGGATTTTTTGCGTTTGATGGAACAGTAAAATCATTATCGTGTCTTGTTGAAGATTTTGTTTTTAGTACAGATGGAAATAATTTAGGACTGAACTTTAATGCAAGAGATGTTATCTTTGCAGGGCCAAATAATTTATATACAGAAGTAAATTGGTTTTATCCAAAATCAGGATCCGGACAAATAGATAGATGTGTAACTTATAATTATTCTGAAAATGTATGGACAACATCATCTTTAGATAGAACAACATACGCTGATCAAGGAGTGTTTAATCTTCCTTATGCCACTGATTATAATGATACAGCTACCCCTGTATTTCCTGATATATTAGGAATTACAAATAAATATGGTGCTAGTATTTATTATGAACATGAGAATGGTACAGATCAAGTTAATAGTACATCAACAACTGCAATACCTGCGTTTATACGATCTGGAGATTGGGACATAACATCAAGCCGTAGTGCTTTAGGTCAAGCAACTGGTGTTGCTGATTATAGAGGTGATGGAGAATATTTTATGGCAGTAAGACGATTTATACCTGATTTTAAATATCAAGAAGGCAATGCTAAAATTACCTTATTTGTAAGTTCTTACCCAGACGATGTGGCTGTAAGTTCTCCTCTTGGACCCTTTACAGTTACAAAAACCACTGATAAAGTAGATACTCGAGCTAGAGGAAGATTAGTGTCAGTTAAAATAGAAAATGATAGCACAGGTGAAACGTGGAGATATGGAACGTTAAGACTTGATGCACAACCGGATGGAAGAAGATAATGGCATATTTAGGTGATGGTATATACAGTTTAATGGATGTTATAAAAGCATCGGCAAACCCTCAGATTAATTATGAAGGTCTTTATCAAGATACTCCCTCTAATATTGCTACATCTAATTTACTTAAAGCAATGGGGCCAGGATACGAATACAGAAATAAAAGTTTTATAGACAATGCAATGGCTACAGGAGGTTATGATTTATCGGGTAATGTCCCTGTAGATTTTAATAGAAGAAGAGATTTTAGAAATTATTTTGATAACAACCCTTTAAGACCTACAGATGGTGTAGCAAGATTTACAGACTTTAATCCAAGAGTAGGAACTATACTTCCTTTTCAACCTTACGAAAATCCAACTTTTTTAGCAAAACAAAATGTAAATCCTTATTTAGGCATCATGAGTCAAGCACCTGATTCATTAGGTTTTGACACTTCTTTTGGTGTTGCTAATGAACCCGATGATGAAGATGATATAAACAAAATAAAAGAAACTAGAACAGGTATTGCTAAACTATTTGAATTTTTACAAGGACTTCCTACACCTATGAATTTACTTAGAGGTGGTTTACAATCTTTAGGAGGATTTAATCAAAGATTACGTAATACAGATTTTGGTCAATCAAGAACTGGAGCAGAATATGCTATGAGAAGAAGAGAAAGAAAACAAGCTGAGAGAGCACAAGAGGCTGCGCCAGGTGTTTATAGAAGTGCTAGAGAACAAGGTTTTACAAATCAAAGAGGTGGTTTTAGTACCTCACGTGCAGATAGAGGAGGAACATCCGCAGGTAGTGGTCAGTTCTCATCTAGACGAAGTACAGGAAGACAAGGTTATTAATGGCTAAAGTAACTAATTACATACCTGAACCAAAACAAGAATACGATGTAGAAAATCAAAGACAGATACTAGAGTCTATGACTACTTTAAAAGATCAACTTAATTTTTCATATCAAGATGATTTAAAAAAGGAAACTGAAAGATTTAGTTGGTTTAATACGAGGTACTAATGTCTGCGTGTAACAATGTAAATACAGAGCCTACAGTAATAGGTGGTGGAAATG